CCACCCGATTGTCAAAGTCTGTCGGGACAGTCTGCCCGTTCTCCTCTTCGTAGGGGTAGACCTCTGGGCCGTAATCCCTGACAAGCTCTGACAATATCTTCAATTCTTTGGAGACTGCGGCGTGAACGCGAGCCTGTACCGCGCTCATCACCTTCATCTCTCGCTCTAAAACTGCAAGCGTGGTGCCAACCGGCGCTTCGCCATTAATGTCTGAGGCTTTCACATCCGCCGCTGACGCGAATCGACGCCCCTCGTTTACAATGTCACCCAGCAACTGGTAAAGGACGTTGCTTGGCTCTTTGTAAGGCAGGAACGTGATGTTGTCGCGGATTGCGCCACCCGGAACGTCTACGTCTCGGAACTCTCCGGGCATGATCGGGGTATCATCGCCCTTGATTCTGAGTCCCCGAGATTTCAATCCTCCCGGTAGGTTGGCAAGCGTTCCGGCGTCTACAAGCTGTCGAAGCAACGAGGTTGCCGACTTGGATAGACCGCCGATCATATGTACTAGCCCGAAGCCGTAGAAACCCAACCCCGGCAGATACTGGTAGTGGACATAGTGATCCCGCTTCATCTTCTTGGGATCGTCTTCGTACCAGTTGCGTCGTATCGACAGAATCGTTCTTGATGACTTGTCAATGGTAACGACGTAAGGCAACGCAATACCCGTGGGTTTGCCCTGCTCCGTATCTTCAAATCCGATCAGGTCGATATCGACATGCATCTCCAGTAGGGTGTGCCGATTGTCGAACTCGTAGTTGTCGGAATCCCCTGTCAGCCGATCATATTTCTGCTGGATCTCTGAGATATCCGGGGACGGTGCTGGCAGGTCGATGTCCGAATAGAACCCAGCAACCTGCAACTTCCTGATCTCGTTGGACGTTTTCTTCATTACATGCGTTGCACGCTCGCACGTCGAGAGGTCAGACGCACCATAGCTGACCACAAAATCCTCTGCTGGCACAAACATGGCGCAGGGTCTGCCCATACTTGGGTCAAAGTAGACTTTGCGGAATGCCGAGCCTGCAATCGGCAGGGAGAACAACAGCTTCTCTGTCTCCGTCCTGTACTCCGTCATACGCTGGGTAATCAGGTAGTTTAGGTAGTTCTGTACTCTGTGCGCCTGCTTGGTCTTTTCGTCGTCTATCTTACCGACGATAGTGGTCTTTACAGGCCCACTAGCAGGATATATCTCCTGTATGGTCTGGGCTTGAAAGCGGATAACCGCCTCGGAAAGCATGGGGTGAAACACGCCACAAGCGCCTTCCCACGGTGTAGACCTGTCCTCAAACTTTAGTCCTAGCAAGTCAAGACCACGGACATAGGAATCTTCCCAGTCCGCACGGCTCATCCGATCAGCGTCAAACTGCCCGACAAGCTCACTCGCAAGACCGTCCAAGTCCCGCTCGTCCATGTACTCCGCAAGGTTAGAGCCATGCTCAATACCCATAAGGGCAGGCATATTCGGGTCGAAATCAATAATCATGCCCCCCTCTTCGTCCATCACGCTGACAGACTCAGGGTTTTCGATCACAATTTCTAGCTCCTGACCAGCCCCTTGAGGGCTGAAGGGCGTTGCTACGCGGTCAATAGCCACTTAGCCTTTACCGCCTCTTTCTGCTCTGGGGGGCGCACCGACTCCGCGCTTGCCCGGAAACGGTCTGGGCGTGTGACCCACCAACCCGCCAGATGCACCCTCCATGACCTTGCCGCCCTTGAAGTAGCCTTTGGGCATCATCTTGTTGGCTACCCTTGTCTTTCCGCCGCCTGCCATCTCGCCTTTGCCGTCTGCGGCAAAATGTGGCACCTCTTCGCCCTTGTCGTTGGTGACCATCTTGAGCTTGCCGCCTGACGCCATGCCTTTGGGGGTCTTCCGCATCATGCCGCCGCGCATATAGCCTTTAGGTTTCTTCATCGTCCTCACCTGCGTATAAGTTATCGAATACCCTGTTCACGTCCAGCGTGTAGTCCAAGTCCGACTTGGAGTAGTGAATGTGCTGTGACGGTCTAAAATCCGGTGCGCCCTCTCCCGTCTCCCACCATGCTGGGTGTGTCACCCGCACACGATTATTCGGTAGCGCCACAATATTGCCTGTCCACGGGCCTGCATCCAGAAGTTCCATCACATGGCTCTGCTTGTGTTGAGCAGGGTCATCAGCGATCTCGTTGTCTGTGTAGTCCACCGTAAACATATACTTAGCAGGGTAGAACTCCCCGTCTATCTTGGCGATCCAAGGACACGGCGTTGCCCTTTCAAGGACATAAACGCTGTGCTCTCTGGACGAGCAGTCCCACGGCTGGGCCGCGTAAACCGGCATCGGCTCGGGCCACTCCACAAAGGGTGTGTCTCCGACCAAGGCAGTGATGGGCATCCTTGCCCACATCGCGCCTCCGTGGATGTTTGGCTCGTCGTTGTCATAGGTTTCAGCGCCAGTGAATATGATCTGGAAGCTGAGACACCGACAGGGCATCGTTGTTACTGCAACCGCCATAGCGTGTAGGAACTCGCCATGATATTTGCTGTGGTTGTGTGTGTATTCGCGTCTTACCCAGCACTTAAAGTGCGGAATGTTGCTTTGCAGGAATGCCATCTTCGCCGTAAAACCTCCGTTCCCACGCCTTATGCCGCTGGATCGGTACTTTGTAGTACGGCAAGAATCGCCCTATATACACGCAAAACTTGTTCAACCAATGCAGAGGCAACGGGAGTGGCCTAAGATAATCCATAAACAAGACCACCCTGATGTTGTCCGTCAGGTTGATCGCAAAATGCTCGTAGGTATCGTCGAATATGACGACCTTGCCGGTCTTCCAGCGATACTCCTTGCCCATCACAGACAGTACACATCCCTTCCCGTCTGTGGGTATATCTACACCAAGGTGCATTCTCAGCACCCCAGACCACGGCCCCTCATGGGGTACAAGCATTTTGTTTGAGTCGAGGATGGAGAAATAGGCCGAAACGATGTTTTTGTCGCTATCGACAACCGCCATCGTCTTCGGAAACAACTCGCAGTTCCTCTCAAAGCGTACATTGTTCGCCTTGAGAAAGAACATCCTCCACTTGTCGTCATCCGATATATAAGTCTGCTCGGGACTTATATCCTGAAATAACGGAAACTCTTGCAACCGCTGTCTTACCTGATCGAACTCTCCGCGTATTACGAAGTAGCTTTCTTCCAGCTTGTGGGCAATCGGAAAGTCTTTGTTGTCGAAGTAGGCTGGGCCTCCTAGCTTGGAGTACCGCCTGAACATCGGGCGCAGTTTGCGCTCTAGATTGTCAACAAAGCCGTGCCAGCGATTGAGATCAGTAATAGTTTGCCACCCTCCCGTGGGGGTCAAAGTCATCTTCCTCGTCAGTACGGAGCGATACAAAGCCGCCCTGCCTAAATCGGAGAAGTGCTTGCGTTGAAGAGTCCACAAGGTCGTCGTGCTCCCCAGCAGGGAACGCGGCAAATTCCTCGATGACTTCTTCAGCGAATCGTGTCTCTGGCGCCCATACGTTGCCAGAGGCAAACAAGTCAGCAACAGCGTTCACCCTTGCTATCTTGTCGTTGCCACGCGACGGGGTGTATTCCGAAACCGGAATCCCCATCGCCCGTAGCTCGAAAATAAGCGGCATCCCTGCCGCCTTTCCTTCCACTATAAATGCGTCTGGTTGCATCTCTTGCCACATTTCATAAGCCGTTTTCTTTAGCTCAGGAAACTCCAGACGTTCTTTGTAGGCGTCCAGCAGAATAATATTCGGCTGTGATACGCCTTCATCGTCGGGGTGATAAAACACGCCCCATGTTGTGCAGGCAGAATAGTCTGACCGTTGAGTTTTCAAGAAAGCTGTGTCCCATGACTGAATCACGAACTCACATTGCGGCGGATAGTCGTGTTCCCACCTTTTCCACCATTCTCTCTTGATCAGTGCGCCTTCTTCGGCGGTTGGGTTTTGCTGGTACTGCGCGTTCCATTTGGGAGCGGGCAGTTCGCTCCGCAGAGCCTCAAGCTCTGTTTGGCTCCAGAACTCAGGCCACAGGGGCTTCCCTGACGGCATGATCGCTGGAAACTCAATTACCTCCCACTCATCGGAACCCACCCTCTGAGCAGAGGACTTAATAATCTTGCCGGTCAAATCCCGCATGTGCCAGCGGGTCATCACAATGACGATAGCACCCCCCGGCTGGAGACGCTGTCGAGGCCCAGATGTGTACCAGTCATACGTCCGGTCAAACACGGCTGGGTCTGCTGACTGGCCCTCCTGTTCTGAGTGAGGGTCGTCAATAATCAAAAGGTCGGCACCTTTACCTGTTACCGCACCGCCAACACCGATAGCGAAGTATTCGCCGTTCTTGTTGGTACTCCAGCGTCCCGCCGCCTTGGAGTCTGCCCTTAGCTGTAGACCGGGAAAGACCTTCTTGAAGTCTTCCGAATCCACGAGGTTTCTCACCTTTCTGCCGAAGCCGACAGATAATTCAGCGGTGTGCGCCGTCTGGATAATCTTCTTCTCGGGCATCTGCCCCAAGAACCATGCTGGTAACAAATAAGAAGCAAACTCAGACTTAGTGTGTCGTGGCGGCATGTTAATGATAAGCCGCTTCAACTCACCTCTGGCGATGCGCTCAAACGCCTCAGCCATGATCTTGTGGTGCCTGCCCTCGATAAACGCAGGCCACACATGCTTCACAAAGCCCATATAGGTGTTTTGTGCGGACTCTACCGCCTTGGCCTCTTTGGCCTTCTCCAGAAGCTCTGCCGCTCTAAGCCTTACCTCTGGTGATGCGCCCTGTAGCTTTTTGGCTAACTCGGGCGTGATTAGCTCTGTCATTAGGCGTTCTTGATGTAAACGATCTCAATAGCCGCCGATATATCAAACGACACCGAGGCGGATGATGATATTGCCCTCACCTCAATGTCCGACTTTTCGGTTATCTTGACCGGCACGGAAAATGTTTCTTC